AAGGTATTGAGGTCGTTACTGCTGTTGGATTTGGTGCGGTACTGATCCGTAAGAAAGTATTTGAAACACTGACAGCGCCGTGGTTTGACGCTGGATGGGGGCCAACAGGTGTTGTGGGTGAGGATGTGTTCTTCTGTGTAAAGGCTGGCGATGCAGGTATTGATACCTATGTCGATCATGAGCTTTCAATGCACATTAAGCACATTGGCACACATGAATATAGTTGGGATGACGTGGATGATAAAGCCTTGAGGGGCGACAATGGCACTAACTAGCTATTCTGACTTAACTAGCACCATCTCCAGCTATCTAGCTCGCAGTGACTTAGATAGCATTATCCCCACGTTTATCTCTTTGGCAGAGCAGCGCCTACGTAGAGAGCTACGTATTCGGCAAATGCTAGTAATTGCCCAGGCTACTACTACAGGCGGTGATTCTACTGTTGGTTTGCCCAGTGATTACTTAGAGATGCGCGATATTCATATTGCCGCTAATCCTAATGGCACGCTGGTTTACGATACGCCTAATCTGTTTTATAAAAAGACTATCTCAACAGAATCAGGTCAGCCTAAGCGTTACACGGTACTAGCTTCTGAGTTGCAACTAGGGCCAGTGCCTGACGGTGCTTATGTCTTGCAAATGCTGTACTACGCGCAACCTGCTTTCCTAAGCTCTACGAATCCTAGCAATGTCTTTATGGCTAACTGTCCTGACGCTTTGCTTTATGCCGCGTTAGGTGAGGCAGAACCGTATCTAATGAATGATGTGCGACTACAGACATGGGGTACGTTGTACGAAAGAGCTATAGCAGCTATTAACGTCGCAGATGATTCTGGCGAATATAGCGGTCAACCAATGTCCATGTCTTTTAACTAGGAAAATATTATGGCTGAAATGTCTAACTACTTAGAGAACGCGTTAATTAACGTGACTCTACGCGCAACTAGCTACACAGCTCCTACGACTGTTTACGTTGGTCTATATACAAGCGATCCCACTGACGCTAATACTGGAACAGAAGTCTCTGGCGGCTCTTATGCTCGCGTTTCTGCTGCCTTTGGCGCTCCTAGTAATGGCGCAACAAGCAATACAGGAGCTATCGAATTCCCACAAGCTACTGCATCATGGGGAACTGTAGGTTGGATCGGTATTCTTGACGCATCTACTACTGGAAACCTTTTGTATCACTCGCCACTTGATGTAAGTAAGGCTATTGATACTGGTGATGTGTTTAAGATTGCGATTGGTAACCTGACTGTCGCGCTGGCATAAGGGGATAATATGTCAACAATAGTCACTAGAGCTGGCAAAGGTAGTCCATTAACTCATGATGAAGTTGACGCTAACTTTAACAATCTTAATACAGGTAAAGCTGAAAAAACTGTATCCAATACGTTTACAGCTAACCAGATTGTTTCAGTCACAGATAACACTAACGCAGCATTACGCATTACGCAGCTAGGCACAGGTAACGCGTTGTTGGTTGAGGATTCAACTAATCCTGATTCAACGCCGTTTGTTATTGATGCAATTGGAAAAGTAATTGTTGGTAATACTGCATATATAACTCCGGTTACTGGTATAACGCCTCAAATTCAAGTTCAAGGAAATAATGCTTCAACAAGCAGTATTACTGCAGCAAGGTTTTCAGCAGACTTAGGTTCGTCAAACTACATATTCTCTAAATCACGCAATACAACTGTCGGTACTTATGGAGGTATTGTAAGTTCAGGTGATATTTTAGGCAATATTTCGTTTGTAGCAGACGATGGTGCTAATCCGATTTTATCTGCTCAAATATCCGCATCAGTAGACGGCACTCCCGGCACTAACGATATGCCCGGCAGGTTAGTATTCAGCACAACCGCAGACGGCGCTAGTAGTCCGACTGAGCGTATGCGGATTGATAGCGCGGGTAATGTTGGTATCGGTGGGACTGCTGGAACTGACACAAAATTTCAATTACTTGGAACATATCCAACATCTGGCACAAATACTTTTGTGCAACAATTAAGCGGCACTTCTCCAAGTGGAACAACTAATGTTTTATCTGGATATAGGGCGCGACTTAATACCCAAGCGGCAGCATTTGCATTATCAAATCTTCGTATTTTTGATTCTGGTCAAGGCACTATTGGCGCAACGTCATCAGTAACAAATCAGTACGGTTATTGGGCTGACGCATCATTAACCGGCGCAACTAACAACTACGGTTTTTACGGCAACATAGCATCCGGCACTGGTCGTTGGAATCTGTACATGGCCGGTACTGCTGCCAACTATTTTAGCGGTGATTTGACTGTTTACGGAGGCACAGCTATACCTGCTGGCGGTACTGCTGGATCAGGATATAAACTTTCATCAACCGCAAATTTTGGTGTATTTTTTGGTTCAGGCGCGCCAACTTTATCGGCTGCAAAAGGATCGTTATACTTGCGGTCAGATGGAACCACAATCAATGATCGTATGTATGTTAATACAGATGGCTCTACAACTTGGACTGCTGTTATAACTGCTGCATAATAAAAATATTAAATAATGAGCTTACAATATGTTACTTATGATTATTGGAATTATGGCTACGCTGTAGGCGATGCTACAAATTCTGATATTTGTGGCCCATTTTCACTTGAAGAATTAGACCAATTTGGTACGCTGGATGCGTTGCCATTTTCGCTTGACAGTGAAATTTGGGAAAGTCCTAACACTTGCATTATGTTTTTTGCAGGTACGGTAAATGGTGCGGCAAATGTAACTGCGGCTCCTACTAGGGTTAGATTAGATTCTGCTGCTATTAATGGAGCTGCTACAGTATCAGGATTAGGTGGATTAATCCTTTCTGGAACTGGAAGTATTACAGCAAATGGAACAGTAACTGCTGATAGTGTACGAATACGTGATGCTACTGCTAGCATTACTGGCGATGCTGAAATTACTGCATTAGGTGGTGTAATTTATAACGGAACTGCTTATATTGAAGCTGAAACAACAGTTATTTGCTTTTCAAATGCTATTTGGTCTGGCGATAGCTCCATAACTTCGAATGCTGCTGTGTCTACTATCGGCTATATTTATGGTGAAGAATGGACAGATGTAACTGAAGATTCAAATGTTTGGAGTATTGTTTCTGCTAATAGCAATACATGGACTAACTTACCGGCTGGAACTAATACATGGCTAAGACAAAACTAGCATTTGGTGAGTGGTTACCAGATCAGCCTGGCATTACAGGTGCGCTGACTGATGCAAATAACTGTATTCCTGTAGCTACTGGCTACGCTCCTTTGGGCGCTGAAGCAGACTACAGCACTGCTGCTGGTCAAACTCTAGTGACTACATTTGCCGGTAAGTTTGCCGGATTATCTACTTTGTTTGCAGGTGGCGCTACTAATCTGTTTAAGTACGATAGTGGCGATAGAGGTCTTGACGCTTTAACGACGACAGGCTACTCAACTACATTATTCTGGGATGTTACGCAATTTGGCTCTGAGATGATTGTAGCTAATGGCATTGAGAAGCTACAGGCTTATACATTAAATGTAATAGGTGAAACATTCAGTGATTTGTCTGCTGACGCTCCTACTGCTAAGTATGTAACAGTAGTGCGCGACTTTGTGGTGGCTGCAAATGTTGAGGATTATGAGAACAAGGTTTATTGGTCTGACATCAACGACGAAACTAACTGGACACCTAGCGCAACAAGCCAGGCAGACACACAGGTAATCGCTGATGGTGGTGATATTAAAGGTTTAACGGGTGGTGAGTACGGATTAGTGCTGCTTGAAAAAGCCATCTTCCGTATGTCCTATATAGGTAGCCCGTTGTTTTTTCAATTTGACGCTATTTCACGCAGTTTAGGCTGTATTTCTAGCGGTAGTGTGGTGCAATACAACGGTTTGACGTACTTTTTAGCTACAGACGGTTTCTATGTGTGCGATGGTCAGACAGTTAAGTCGATTAGCGCAGGAAAAATAGACCGTTGGTTCTTTGATATTGCAAATACAGGTCAGCTAGATCAGATGTCTAGCACTGTTGATCCAGTTAAGCGGTTAATTATCTGGTCTTTTAAAGATAACTTTGCTAATACTAATGTTTTGATCTATAGCATTGACTTCGGAAAATGGTCGCATGGTGACACTACTGCTGATGCTATCTCTATCGTCATTACTCCTGCGGTAACTCTTGAGGGACTTGACGCATTTAGTGCAAGCATTGACGCTTTGACCGTATCGCTTGATGATCGTCAATGGGATGGTGGTCAATCGCTGTTTGCTGGTGTGCAAGGGCAGAAAATCATTACGTTTGGCGGCACTAACAAGCAATGCTCGATTGTTACTAACGATATTGATAACGGCAGGTCTGTTATTACAGGAGTTAGGCCAATTATTGACAATGGAACGGCTGATATCTCAATCTGCAATAGAAACCTGCTAGGAGACCCTATTGAGTTCACTACTGCCGTTAGTACAGATAGCGAAGGAAAAGCCTCTATGCGGGTTCCTGGTCGTTATATGAGGGTAAAGGCATCGCCTGTTGGTAATGCGTGGAAAACTGCCGTGGGAATGGAAGTTGATATTGTTACTCAAGGTCTGAGATGACACAGTTTAGAACGCTTCCTCCGTTTGGTGGGGATCAGCGAGCTGTCGCAGAAGTAGTGCGAGGCATTATGGACGGAAAGACCAATAATACTGGCTCCGTTACGTTGGCTACTGGTGGCGCATCTAGTACGACAATCTACAATGAGCGTATAGGCTACGATAGTGTAATTCTATTAACTCCTACTGCATTAGTATCGTCAACTTCTTATGTGCCATATGGCGGTTTTCAAGATGATACAGATCAAGCGATTACAAGCACAACAACCGCTTATCCAATGGAGTTTAAGACTACGGATTACGCATTAGGTACGTCTGTTGTAGATAACTCAAAGATTAAAGTTGATTATTCAGGTTTATACAATATTCAATTTAGTGCGCAATTTAATAACACTGATTCCCAAATTCAAGATGTTAGTGTTTGGTTTCGTAAGAATGGCACAGATGTACCTGCGTCAAATAGTCAATTTTCCATTAATGAGAGACATGGATCAATTGATGGCTCATTGATTGCTGCGCTTAATTTTTTCTTGCCAATGGCTAAAAATGATTACGTACAAATAATGTGGTCAGCAACAAATATCTCAGTATCTCTGCAAAATATTCCAGCACAAACAAGCCCAACAAGACCATCTACACCATCAACTATTGCAACAATTCAACATGTTTCCTCTAATGGATATACAGTGAATACATTTGAAGAACCTTACATAATTTCAACATCGCAAGGAAGCGCTGTTATTGCTCACGCAGCAAATACAGTGGCTGGAAGATCATATGATTATGTTATTGTTGGTTAATGGAAACTAAATATATTACTCCGCAAGAGCTAAGGTCGTGGTGGCCTTCCGTTAGACCAGGACTAGAGAATGTTAAGACAAAAAGCCCTGAAGATTGGATTGTTGAGGATGTATATGT